AGAACACTTTCTTAAATTGTCATTTGGCATATTACGAACAATTCCGCGTAAAAACGTTCTGTTACGCTAAACCCTTATCCAGCAGGCTTTCAAGGATGTAAATCATAACACTCTGCGAACTAGTGTTACATTGCGTGTAGCTTTGAGTGGGCAACTTTGTGTACACTTTTGTGTACCCAAAAACAAAAATGTGTACCCATTCAATGATCACCGACACAAAGCTCAGGAAGGCGCTCGGCAAGAAAAGAGATGATATCGAGATTATTTCTGATTCGCACGGGCTCAACGCCAGAATCAGCCAGGCCGGAAAAATATCATTTTTCTATCGGTATCGCTGGGCCGGTAAAGCGGTAAAACTCAATGTTGGTGATTATCCTGCAATGAGTATCACCCAGGCAAGAGAGCGTCGCCAACAATTCAGAAACTGGTTAACTGAGGGACTGGATCCGCGAGAGCAGGTGAAGCTGGATAAGCAGACCCGACAGGAAGCGATGTCCGTTGCCGAAGCGTTCAATTACTGGATTGAAAGGCACTGTATCGCTAACGGGCTAGTTAAAGTCGATTACTATCGCCAGGTGTTTGAGAAACATATCGCCGAACCGATGAAGAATGTCAAAGTCGATAACACAGCGAAAATGCACTGGATCAACGTCTTCGATTCTATAGAAAGCAGGGTGATGGCTCATTACATGCTTTCGCTGTGCAAACGGGCGTTTAGGTTCTGCGTTAACAGAAGTGTGATCGCCTCAAACCCACTCGAGGGATTACTGCCATCTGATGTCGGGCAAAAGCCTAAAAAGAGAACTCGCAGGATGGACGATGACGATCTGCGCAAAATCTATCAGTGGTTGAAAAGCCATATGTCGATAGAGTCCGTTTTCCTGGTGAAATTTATTATGCTTACCGGATGCCGTACGGCTGAGATTCGACTTAGTGAGAGATCATGGTTTCGATTGGATGATAATGAGTGGGTCGTGCCTGCGGGCAGTTATAAAACTCGGGTACATATTAGAAGGGGACTCTCAGACGCCGCCGTTAACCTGGTCAGAAATCACCTCAAGAAAATAAACACCAATCACCTGGTGACTTCACAACGTAAAATTGATGGCGGGATCAAAGATTCGCCCGTTCATTCACCTGTGGCATCCAATTACGCCCGTTCTATTTGGAATGGAACAGGTATGGCAGAGTGGTCGCTTCATGATATGAGGCGGACGATAGCCACAAATCTCTCTGAGTTAGGTTGCCCGCCGCACGTAATTGAAAAGCTGCTCGGGCATCAGATGGTGGGGGTTATGGCGCATTACAACCTTCATGACTATATCGATGATCAGAAACACTGGCTCCGCGTTTGGCAGAGCCATCTTGAAGAGATCATCGGAGAGCCCTTCAGTTAATTTATCTTCTTTTTATCCTCCCACTCTTTGATTGACTCAGAGCGCCAGCGGTTAGGGTTGCCGGGCCAGTCAGGGGGTGGGAACGGGCATACGAAGCCCCGAGGCATTGTGTCTGCACTTTGCCATGACCAAAGGGTTTTGCGTGAAATTTTGTAGCGACTGGTCAGGTCTGACGTTACCAAAATATCATCCATAGCTCTCTCCAGTTGCCCGTTCGGGCCATTCAAAATCTTTTTCAACCAACCTGCCCGGGCAGGGAGCGGAGACGGCGCATGCCGGTCATCGCTGTGGCCACGTAGCTCGCCTTTCGGTTCACCACCTCCACCCAGACTTTCACGCCTTCAACCTTCACCGTATAAGTCTCTTTCATCTTGCTTCGCCCATAGTCGCCATATGTTTGCAAGTGAGCTGCCAGCGCGATGTCGCATGCTTGGCGAGCTAAAGGTGATTGCTTACTTCCTCGATTGATCAGTCGCATATAATCTCCTTGAGGGAGGGTTACCCCTCCCGGTCTCGTCAGGCCACGTATTCCGGTTTCATATCCGCCAGGGTGATGCTGAATTGATCGTGCAGTTCATCGCCTAAGTGACGCTTTGAAGATGCAAGCATGCGCTCGGCTTCAGCGAACCGTTCGGCTGCATGCGGCTCGTCGGGCTGGGGCAGGGATTTAATAGCCTCCTCAACCTTGTTGCGTGCATCCACTAGGTAATAACGCTTTACGGCTTTGTTTTTCAGCTCGGTGAATAGTGCGGATCCCAGCGTAGCTTTCGCCGTTTCAATGTCGGCACGCAGCGATTTGGCGCTATCCACGTCCTGAGCAGATTCGATGCGTTCGCGGAAATCATCGGCAAGAGAGTCGACATTTACCGACGATTCCTGTGCGCTTTGCGTGGTTGTGACGGTGTCACCTGAGATATCAGCCAGGCTAACGCGTTGCGGCGTTGGGTTGATCTCTTTTTCTGTGCGCTGTTCAATCTCATCAGGGGTGTACACACCAAGAACAACTGCAGGGCAATATAGGCGCGCCCAGTATTTGAGTGCCAGATAAGCGATCTGCTGTTTCGGGTTTGATACCCAAAGTGGAGAATTACGTGTGATTACGCTGGAGAGGAAAACAGGCTCTCCCCAGGTGATATCACTTTCACCGCGAATAACGGCACCTACCCGTACCGACAGTCCTTGTTCATCAGCACTTTCCCAACCGCGTACCATTTCTTTCTTGTCGTACGTCCCGCCACCTTTCGCAGGCTTTTTAACGGTTATCTCGCGGCTGCTGGCACATTTCGACCAGTCGCCCTCGTACTCATAGTGAAAGCGGCCAACGATGGCGTTTGAGCTGGAGATCACCGCATTAACCAGTTGCGCTTCGTATCCCAGGACACCGTTAACCAGGTGCGTCTTTTGCGCCACGGCGTAAGGGTTCATACCCCACTGCATCGCCTGCATGATGATGGCCATGCAGTCTGCCGGATTGCCGCGGAGGTGCTCAGGCACCGTTACGGCTGCCTGTGCCATCAACCCGGCGACAGACTGAAGCTGGGTTAAAGCCTGCACGTTGAAAATGGCATTGCTGGCTGAGATCGTGTTTGGAGTCTGCTGTTCAGCGGTTACGATATTCGTGTTTTCCATCATCATTCCCCTTATGCCTGAGTACGCAGCGCTTCAAGGCGGCGCAGGTCGAAGTCGTTCAGTTCGTCGGTGTAGTCAGCAGTGATTGGCGCTGGCCATTCACCTGTGTCGAATCCGGTTGCGATATTGCGCATCGCTTTGCGGTACTCGAGCATACCCAGCTCCAGTAGTTCAGCGGATGCCTCGATGATGGCGATCCAGTGGTAGTTCTCGTCTTTGTTGACGAAAATCCAGAAGAACTGATCCAGCGCTGCGGTTTCGCAGTACATAGCCGCGCTCAGGTGATAATCACGTTCAATAATTTCCCGGTGTAGCCTGGCGCGCAGGCTTTCCTGCTTAACATTCCACATGCTGATGGTTTTCAGGTCTGCACCTATACGCACGCCATCCAGGTCGATCTCAAGGTCAGGGCGCACACGAACTTCCAAGCCCGTCTCCTCGTCAAAACCAAAGTAGCTCACCTCAACGGCTCGGCTAGGGTGGGTCAGCAGCATGCCGGCGGTCGGGTGTGCCAGAAGCGCTTTTTGAATATTCAGCGCGGTGCTCAGCTGCTGGCGGGTGACCAGCACTTTTCCTTCCGGGTTATCGCGCCAGGCATCCAGCAGTTCGTCGGCAAATACGGCATCTGGTTTGACTGCCTTCACGGCCTGGATCATGTCTGCTTTGGTACCGGACACTTTCAGTGGTGCCGGTTTCTGTGCTTCCTGAGCCACAAGGTCAGGGTTGATGATTGCCAACTGCTCCAGCAGCGCGTCACGGCTGCCGCTGGTTTTAACCGGCGGCGGCAGGGTGGCGTTGTACTCTTTAATGCATTCCTTCATTGCCGTCGCCGTCTGCTTCTGGTCACCATCAATACGCTGGAAGTCAGCTGGCAGCGCCATATAGTTCTGTGCCGTTTCTTCCAGGTTAGCGCCAAGCGGAACCTGCGGCGGCAGGGTGGCGTTGTACTCTTCCAGTAACACCTTGATGTCGTCGGCAGACAGCAGCGCCGGCAGGCTGGCATTGTGCTCATCGATAAAGGCGCGCAGGGTCGCGGCCGTTGTGAATGCGCCTTCAGGGATCACCGGTTCAACGCTGAATTCTGCGTCCAGTAGTTCAGGCTGCAACGCCAGCGCATGCACCAAGTTGCCCATGTCCAGCACCGCTGAGCGCTCTTTGACGATGGTTTTCTCTACGTGGCGCGCATTGAAGTACATCAGCGAAACGCGCGCATCTTTCACCTGGGTTGAGCTGATGCCGTTGGCGGCGTGGTAAACCTCGTTTGGCAGCCCTTCATAGCGGCCTGGCTCGAAATAAGCGGGATAAACAACAGCTGGTTCGTCAGATTGCGCTTCTGGCTCGGTTTGTGCTGCAACTGGTTCGGTTTGGCTTACAGAATCGCTATTTTTGGCGACAGAATCCGTATTCTGGTCTACATCGTCCTTCTGGCTGGTATCTGACTCTTCACCAGACTCCAGACTGCTTTCGCCTGGCTGTACTTCATCACCAGCTTGTTTTTCATCACTGACAGTTTCTTGAACCTGCACATTGCTGGTGGTCTCCGTAGCCTTTTTCGTGCCATGAGTTGCTGAGTTCTGCAGCAAAGCCGTAACGTCGAATATTCCGTTGCCGACATTTTTAACCAGTTCTTGTTCGACTTTCTGCGGTTGTGCTGCCGCTTCCTCTGCGCGGCGGCGTGCTCCTTCTTCACGCACGCGTTGCAGGTTCTCTTCGTGAGTGCAGAAGGATTTGCGCGGAGACTCCTTACCTTCAGGTTGGGGAATTTCCTGTGTTGCGGGCTCAGCTTCATGCAATGGCAATAACTCAACAGCAGCATTAAACGCAGCAGTCATGGTCCGGTTAACAAACTCCAGGTGAGCGACAGGAGTTAGATGAATATTTTCCGGCGCGATACGTATCAGGTTAAAAATAGCTGTGCGGTTAACGCCAAGAACGCCGGGTTGATTGCGCAGAATGCTGCTCCATGATTTCCACGGTTCTTCTTTTTTGGTCACGATTTCTTTAGCGCGACGAAGAATGCTGCCCGGGATCTCGAAGTGGTTGAAGTCCATAGGCAGAAGGGCACATGCAATCTCTAAATCGAGAGTGTCAAGGGTATGGTATGCATCAGGTCCACGGTCAGTGACGTAACCGCCGTTGGCATTGGTTCCGGAATCAGTACGCTGAACACTACTGATGTGATTACCGGCAGCCCATTCACGCGCCAGGATGCCACGGTCAATGTAATCAGTCGCCGCCCACATTCTGGTGAAACGGAGTACCAGCGCGAGTTCGTGACGCTTGTCCTGGCTGAACACTTTGCGAATGGCATCGGTGTAGCGCCACAGGTCTTTGGTGTCGTAACCCTTCACGTCCGGGCAGTTCTCAGCAGCTAACAGCAAGTTCTGGACGTAACTGTTATCAGTGTCCATCTCCAGCGCGCCGATAGCTTCGTACTCTTCGCGGGTTACGTGGTGGCGCAGTTCGTCGGCGGTGAACTGGGAAAGCAGTTGCTTACGAAACGGCATCTGCACTACCGGGTAGAGGGTTGAGTCGTCGTCGTGTTCGTCCAGCGTGATGCCAGCGGTTTCTGGCAGCGTTGACTCAGTAGTTATGTGACTATCAACGGTCTGAGCCGTTTTCTCGTCAGAGTTTTCAGCTGTGACTTTTGGCAGCCAGGTGCGGTCATCGTTCTGCAGTTCGTAGCGTTTGCACCAGGTGTAATCCACTGCGCCTTCTTCCGGCAGGTCGTCATATACCGGGAAATCGGTGCGGATTGGTTTGGCATAATCTTTACCGCGGCCAGTTTCTTCAATTCCGGCTTCTTCCAGTGCCACATCGAGTTGGAGATTGGCGCGCGCTACACTTTTCGCAGTGAACCAAATCACTGCATCTTTCTTGCCAGACTTCTGACTGGCTTTTATCAGATGGAAAAATTCCATGTGAGATCCTCTTTTTTGAGTGTTAGAATCCCCGGGCCAGAGATAGCGCCCATTGGATGTTTTTTGGTTTGGTATAAATTCCGGTGTAACTTTGGTCGGTGGCACCGGACGTGAATCCCGCCTTGCGCGGGGTTTTCGTTATGCTTCGTGGGCCATCTGGTCGAACGAAGCGCAACGTACTGAACAGTAATCACGTTGCTCGCGTTTCAACTGCGTGCCGTGGATAAAGAGCAGTTCGTTTTTAACTTCCTTCCCTTGCTTGATCGGCTTGCGGCAGTACGCGCATTTTTTCTCCTGCATAACTCACTCCGTTAATGGCTAAGGCCATGTCCTAAACCGTTTAGATAAACCTCAACCAGCAAATCTTTGGTGTAGGTACGTTCGATGCCACGGTGAAGATACAGGCGACCGCGTGCGTTAGCAGATGCGGTCCAGGTTGAGTCTTTGTGTTTTACAAGCATCCCCGGCTGAACTGCGCCGCGGTTTACTGTCTGTGTACCGTAGTGCTGATGAACCATGATGTACTCCAGTTTTTCTGAGTGAACTTCGCTGGTGTTGCTGCGGCGCTGATCTTCACGGTTGAGCGCTTTAACTCTGCAATTCACCACCGCGAAGCTCACTCTGTGCTTTGCCCTTGTCGCCAGGCTGGCGGAACGTTTCAAACCTACTGCGCGTTAATCTCACCACCTCATTCCGGTCTTCGAATGCCCCGGACGGCTTCTTCGTGGGCGTCCTGCTTTGGTGGTTGTGTTGATGGAGCAATTAAACACAATGTTTATTTGCGTGTCAACATAATGAGCATTTTTATATAAACAAAAAGTTTAGTTGGTTGCGCTCGTTGGCACGAGTAGTATGTTTTGTGGTCTATTTTGTGGTTATAAAAAAATCGATGAGGGTGGGATATGGAAAAGTTCTACGTGGGTTACAACGATGTATGTCAGGCGGTAGGTAGAGCGACGCTGAATCTGATATCACATGGAGACGCGCCCACTACTGAGGCGATCATTTCAATGCTGGAGTCGCTGGGGGATATTGAGCAGAACGATTTTTGGCGACAGGTGTTCAGGTTTGCTGCTGAGGAAGTGCGAAAAGGGTAGGCAAAAGAAACCCCGGCGCGGTGGCCGGGTTGGAGATTATTTTCTAGATGATGTTGGGGACCAAGGTAACGTTATAGTATCTAACACTGTGTTTTTGAACATATTTTCAAAAACTGTTTTTGTACATACATATACATAATTTTCAAAAAACCAAGCATTTTCATTATAAAAATCCTCAGTTACTTCTTCATCGAGGTCACACTCAAATGTTAGTGTCAAGGTAGCCTCTGCCTTGAACAATACATCCTCACCATCATCAAAATCTTTTTTATCGCGAGGGAAACCAGTTATCGATGGCTTAACTTCAATAAAGAGCCAATTTCCATCTTCATCTTTTTGAGGAACAACGTGATGCTCAGAAAATTTTAAGCTATATTTTCCGCCTTCAGAATTATCACTGTCGTCGATAAAAAGGGAAGAACCCTCGAGATCAAATCCCTTAAAGCGAATTTTATCAAGCATCAATGTGGCACTCCGTTGTCTACTGAAACTTCCCAATAGGTCTCTTCTGTACGTCTACGGGATGAGAAGAAAGTAACTTCTCTAACATCCCTCGGTTTTTCAAAGTGGTAGTGAACCTCTTTTTTCCCATTAACTGACTCACTGACAGCCTGTTTTACATAATCGTTTAAAGTCATATTCTTAGCTTTAGCAGCTAAATATGCTTTTTTATGCAGGGATTCACCTATCCGGATGTTAAACGAACCACTCATTGTCTTATCTGGAGATTTTCCTATCTCTTCACAAGTGGAGAGGTAATCGTCCACGGCCTCCTCAAAGGCTGCACGGAGTTCTGCAACCGTTGCACCCTCATAAGTGACGAGATCATTTATACATTCGAGTTTTCCATGCATCACCCCATCTTCAAATGAAATGCTGGAGCTACCATAGTAACCTTTGTATTTCATCAAGTTATTCATGATCATCAATCTCATCTAACAGCTGTTTAACTTCTTCCAAGACGTACCTTTTGAGGGTGTTTTCAGGATGAGGCTCATGAAAAATGACCAATCTATCAACACGTTGGTTGTAAAATTTACGACCAGAACCTCGTTTAGCATTCAAAAGCTTGAAGCCATACTGGTTCATGAGAGTAACGAACTCATCCCAAGTAAAATTTTTGGGTAAGCCGTCTAACTTTGACTTTAGCTTTTCCTTTCTTCCCACGAAGGATACATCCTCTGTTAAAGGTAGTGCAACTGAAATCTAGTTGCAAGCTATGCTATCTATAGACAAAATGTTTCATTGTTATATCAGAAGATACCCGATCTGTTTCACCTTCAACTACTATAATTTGTTATAAGCTATCAACCGGTGGAACTGCGAATTAGCCGCTGGGTGTTGCGTATCCATCGATGATAAACCATGCCATAAACCCCATAGCTACGATGAACACCAAGATCGGAAACACTATACCAATTCTCATGATTTTATCCCTGTCTACCCATGCTTCCTGGGCACCAGCGGCTCGTTACTCGGCATCGCCCTTAATCCGCCGTCCCATGTACTTGGCGTACAGTTCATCGAGTTCTTTCAACCGTAGAGATACGATCCGCAACATGTTCTGTTGTTCTTCTTCGTTTGGGAGTTGATTATAGAGTTCCAACAGTCTCCGTTCGTCGTGTCTCAAACCGTTCTTAGCATCCACGTCCTGACCTAGAACCCACTCAAGACTTACGCCTAGCGCATCGGCAAGTTTTATTGCTGAGCTTTTTCCTATCGCTCCTCTGACAAACCAGTTGTTGACTGATTGTGCGCTCACACCACAGATTCTCGCTATATCCGCTTTGGATATGCGCTTCTTCTCGATGATTTCATTTAACCGCCGAACCTGCGGGTTATCTGTTTGGTGTGTGTTTTTTCTCATATATCAAGATTCTAAACTAAAAGTTTATCGCCTCAACATTCATAATGTTGACTTGAACATAAACATAATGTTTAATTTGGTTCGTTATTACTTGGAGCCAAATATGAAAGCACTTGATAAAGCAATATGCATCGTAGGGGGTGCAACCCGTTTAGCAGAAAAGCTCAATGTATCCCCAATGACGGTCAGTCACTGGCGTCACCGTGACAATGGATTCGTACCGGCTAACCGTGTCATTCCTATTTTCAATGCTACAGGTGTAACTCCACATGAGTTACGCCCTGATTTGTACCTCAACCCTACGGATGGATTACCGGCTCAGGAAGCGAGGGCATAACCATGCAGTCACTATCACTTCATCAAAATAGCGGATATCAAACGGCTGCGATGATAAATCGCAATCAACCTGTCTCGGTAGATAAACATGACCAGATCCGCGATGCCGTTCGTGCGTGGGCGGGTGTAGATGGTCAGGATGTCGTTTCTGCTCTGATCATCGAAGAGTACCAGGCTCAAGGGGGAGACGAGATCACTTTCCCTGATGACCTCAGCCGACAGCGTCAGAAGCTTTTCCGCTTTCTGGATAACCATTTCAACAGCGAACGGTACCGCGAAAACGTTCGCCAGCTGACGCCGGCAATCCTCGCTGTCCTGCCGATTGAATACCGCAATCGTCTGCTACCAGAAGACAACGTAATGGCTCGTCTGGCAAGGCTGGGGAAGGAAACCAGCGAAGCGAAGATTGCTGTCGCAATGGATGCGCCACGTCATCAGAAGCTGAAAGAGTTGAGCGAGGGGATCGTGGAGATGTATCGCGTTGACCCTGGGTTAACCGGTCCGTTGATGGAAATGGTGCAGATTATGCTGGGGGTTATATGACCGGTTCAAAAATGGCGAAAGCCGCGGTGCTCGAACACCAACGGCTTTCAGGTGCAAAAACAGGGCGTAATTGCGGAGAACAGTATGTCAAACACCGCTGAAATAATCAATTTCCCAAATAAAACCGAACAACCGGGAGGTCGTATGGCCGACCTGTCGAACGGGTATACCAAGGTCGCTAACGAGATCCAACAGCTTAAGCCTCGCCTGAGACTGTCAGGCCGGGAATGGCAATGTTTTGAGGCGGTGATCTGGCTTACCTACGGCTGGAACAAGAAACAGGACCGCGTGACAAATACGGTTATTGCCGAGCTTACGGGCCTGAGCGATACGCATGTATCGGACGCGCTTAAGTCTCTCGCAGAACGCAAAATCATCTTTTCACAGAAGCAGGGCATGATGAAAATCGTCGGTGTAAACACTGACCTTTCAGCATGGATTTTAGACAAACCGGAAACGGGAAGAAAATTCCCGAAAACGGGAAAATCCTTCCCGAAATCAGGAATAACCTTCCCGAAAACGGTAGACACCCAATACAAGAACAAGAACAGTATTAAAAGATCTTCGTCAGAGAATTCTGACGAATCCTCTGACGCACGTCTGAAGAAATTTTTATCAACTCATCCTGAAGCTGCGGTCTACACACCATCCGGTGCGAAGTGGGGCTCTGCTGAAGACCTCGAGACAGCTAAGTGGATTTCCTCCAGGGTGAAGCTGATTAACCCAACCTGCAAAGCCCCGGACATGACCTCCTGGTCTAACACTGTTCGCCTGATGCGCCAGATAGACAACCGGTCGCACCAGGACATCTGCGCGCTGTATGACTGGGCTAGCAAACACCACTTCTGGCAGACCAACATCCTGAGTCCCGAAAGCCTGCGTAAGCAGTGGGACAAGCTGACAATGCAGCGTAACGCCGGAGGTGAGCAGCGCGCTGTCAAGCCAGATCTGGACTTCAACAACACTGACTGGGCCTATGGGGTGATCCGATGAAATCTCTTGCAGAGCAGATGCGTAACCGCGACCGCGAGCAGATGAGCCGCATGGCCCATAACCTGCCAGAGCAGTACCAGGAGTGCGCGCCGGTCGAGCAGGTGGCGCAGGTATTCAACAAGCTGTTCAACGAGCTGCGCGCCGCGTTCCCGGCCAGCATGGCGAACTTCCGCACCCAGGAAGACCTGAACGAATTCCGCCGTCAGTGGCTGCTGGCGTTTCAGGAGAACGGGATCCACACCATGGCTCAGGTCGATGCCGGCATGCGCATTGCCCGCCGCCAGGAGCGCCCATTCCTGCCGTCGCCGGGCCAGTTCGTCGCCTGGTGCAAGCAGAGCAGCGGCGCGCTGGGCGTCAACGTTGACCAGGTGATCGCCGAATACTGGGACTGGCGTAACCGCTCGTTCGAATTCATCTCCAGCGAGCAATTTCCATGGTCGCAGCCGGTCATGTACCACATTTGCGTAGAATTGCGCCACCGCAGCACCGAGCGCCAGTTAACGCATGGTGAACTGGCACGCGAGGCAGGCGATCTGCTGGACATGTGGGAAAGGCGCGTCACCGAGGGTAAGCCAGTGCCGCCGGTACGCCGGGCTATTGCCGCACCAGCTGCCGAGCAAGGGCCGACGCCGATCCAGCTGCTGCTGGCCAAGTACAACCGCAACAAGTCGAACGGGATGGTGTGACATGAACATAACAATCCGTGAGCAGGTGCTGGCAGCCCTGCGCAACAACCCAGGGTTGAACAACGCCAAACTGGCAGGGCTTATCGGCATGGACACCAAAAAGATATCCGGAACGGTGAGCACGCTGCTGGCAGACGGCCTGATCCGCTGCGAAGGAAAATACGGCCAGCGCCTTTACAGCCTGACCAGCTACGGAATGCGCTTCGCCCCTGACACGATACCTGGCATGAAGCAGGGTAAGTCGAAGTTAATTCAGCGGACGGACACAAACGTGATCTGCCAGGAGTGCCGCAACAGCGCGGCGATGAGAAGGGTATTGATGGTTTGGGGGAGGGTAGGGGTATGAAAATCGAAGATATCAAAAACGTTGCGGTGTTCTTCAATATGAACGGCAAGACAGTAGCGTTACGAATGGATGCTGAGCAGAAGCGGATCGTCGCATTAATGGCGCTTAACACGGCTGATGCTCGGGCAGAACTGATTGAAGTGCCGCACATGACTTTACCAGCAGACCCAGCCATGGAGGAGGCCGCCCAATGAGCAACATCGACAAACGTGGATTACGGGAAGCAGCGGAGAAGGCGACGAAAGGCCGGTGGGCTGTTGAGTTCGACGATGAGATTTACTCCACTGACGGCGTGAACCATGAGCAAATAGCCATGGTATTCAGTGAAAACGAAGCGCGTGATGCTGCATTTATCGCCGCAGCCAACCCCGCCACCGTGCTGGCGCTGCTGGATGAGCTGGAAGCCGCAGAGAAGCGCATAGCAGAACTGGAGGCGCGTTCATTCAATCCAGCAATTCTGGATGTGGTAGCCGAACGTCAGCGGCAACAGTCGGTTGAAGGATGGACTCCTGAACATGACAACGCATATCAAAATAGCGAATTAGCAGATGCAGCGGCTTGTTACGCAATTCATGCGCACAACCAAGGTTTCTCCACTCCAGCACATTGGCCGTGGTCGCCTGATTGGTGGAAGCAATCAGGAGCACGCTGCGACTTGGTAAAAGCTGGCGCTCTTATTCTGGCAGAAATTGAACGCATTGACCGCGCCGCTGGCATTGGCGTGAAGGGGGAATGAGATGTCAAAGTCACCAATGAAACTCATGCTACGGGCATGGAACAAAGAGCTTAAAAATCCAGAATGGGACATGGGCAATCGTAAACACCGCAAAGCTTGTGCTCGTGATTTTGCCGGAGCCAGCATAGAAACCGATGCTGATATCCCTAACCAAGCCGAAGCAGATGACCGCCTGGCGGAAGAACTTACTTACTGGACGGACTAACCCATGACAACTAACCACCCGGCGCACGGTCATGTATCACTCGATCGCCTGCACCAGATACGCGAAATACTCAGCAACGCAGCAGCACAAAGCGACGGCGGTAATCTCGGCTACGCAATGGCTGATGCTGTGAAGGTGATTGATGGAGTTCTGGAGTCGATGGCCCGTGAGCAAGTACGCCGTGAGCATGCTACATGGTCACAGGCTACTTTCGGCGATGTCGGTCCAGTTGGTCCGCTGAAGCACCTTTCCAAAGAAGCGCTCGAGGCGGCAGCTGAACCAAGTGACCTTACCGAATGGGCTGACATGCAATTCCTGTTATGGGATGCGCAACGTCGTGCCGGTATCAGTGATGAACAGATTACCCAAGCGATGGTAGAGAAGTTGGCGATTAACAAACAGCGCAAATGGCCTGAGCCGAAAGACGGTGAGCCATGTGTACATGACAGAATGAATCATGAGCGTATTGATTTTAGCTGACTCACCGTAGCAACAATGAATAATGTTTCGAGTGTATTTGATTATGCATTGTGAGATGGACATTACTGAGAGTGTAAATCTTAGTTTATGATAATGGACAGCAATGAAATTATACCCGGAGAGCGATAATGGATACTAAGAATGAAGTTGTGCAACATTCATCACCCCAGCAGGCAGTGAGAGTATTTGCCGAGGCCCTTGAACAAGCCGTTAGGGAGAACACTATAGAAGATTCGAACTCTCGGTCGCCTGGAAAAACTGTGCTTGATTCAAATTCAGAAATAAAATCTTCAACAATTGTCGGTGCTGGTGGATTGATCGGAACTGCTGGCGTTGCAGCCACTACAGCTTCGGCCGTTACTGGTGGGTCAGCTGCTACTATAATGTCTGCAACAGCTGGAACAGTTGGAGCCAGTGTTGCATCTTTAGCAGGCGCAGCAGGAACGGCAGGGGCTGCGTCGATCTCATCCGGAATGGCAGCCGTTGGTTCGGTTGTTGGAGGAGGAATGGCCGCCGGGGCAATAATCACAGCGGTGGCACCTGTCGCAGCAGTCGCAAGTGTTGCTTACTTGGCTTTTAAGCTTTTTGAAGATTAACTAACCTTTCATAAAGGCTGTTTAAGCAGGCTAATTTTCATATCTTAGTAAAGTTTCTGCTGGTTCATAATTAGCAGATACAAAACAGAATCCCGCGATTTCACGGCGGAGCCAGCGATGTTTGCTGAAGCACTGGTGCGTGCAAATTTGCCAGAGCTTTGTCAGCAGAAACAAATAGCGGCTTAATAAAACATTGCTAATTCAACCCGCTACGGCGGGTTTTTTTTTTTTTCTACTGACAGAAAATTAACAATTTGTGCTCTTAAAACGTTGATCATTTCCGTGCATAGGTATACTGTATAAAAACACAGTACATGCAATGGAGGCCATTATGAAAGTTGAATTAACCATTGATCGCATGAAAGAACTTCCTAAAGGCGCGGTACCAGCACTGGAGAAAGAATTGCTTAAGCGCCTGAATGATCACTATGACAATTGCAGGCTCACAATCCGCCGTGCCGGGTCCGATGGGTTAAGTGTTTTCGGTGGAGACAAGGACGATAAAAAGAAAATCGAATCCATCCTCCAGGAAACCTGGGAAAGCGCTGACGACTGGTTTTATTAGAATTGCGCTTAAGGCTGGCGCGCATTTATCAGAATACCGCAATTTGCGTAACCCTCTGATGCTGCTGCCGACAATCTTTAATCGCGTCTGTTAGTCGCTCGAAGGGAGAACATAAATGTGAGTGATTCAGCTTTGCAAACGTCAGATGACAACTGGTATGACATTGTAAGAAGGTCTGACGGCTGCGTGGTGTTTAGCTTTCCTTCATCGGGCAGGCATCTAATTTATCGCGTCAATGGCATGGTTTCTATGCGGCCTTTGCTGGATGATGAAGAGGTCTTTACTCCTAATGGTTTTATGCAGTTTATTCACCGTCTCGGCTACCGGGTAACCCCACCTTCTGATAATATGAAATCAACGGTCTGAACAACCGTAACCTACTGCGCCACGGAGAGAAACCATGGCGCACGAACTACAACTCATCAAGCAGTCATCAGGAATCCTGATCCCCGCGACGCCGGAGACCAGCGATATTCTGCAATCAAAAATCAAACTCGGCGCCGTGCTGGTAGCCGAATTTCGCCAGGTGAGGAATCCCGCATTCCATCGCCGTTTTTTTGCGCTCCTGAATCTCGGGTTTGAATACTGGGAACCTACTGGAGGGGCGATATCCAGCAATGAGCGTAAGCTCGTAAGTGGTTATGCTAAATTCCTCGCGGCATTTGGTGGAAACGAAGGCGCACTGCTGGATGCTGCCGAGCAATATCTGGACCGCATCGCCGATAAGCGCGCCGGTAGCATCAGCATCTGCAAATCCTATGATGCTTATCGCGCCTGGGTGATCGTCGAGTCTGGTCACTATGACGCTATTCAGCTTCCTGACGGAACACTTCGCAAACATCCCCGCAGTATTGCCTTCGCTAACATGGACGAAACCGAGTTCCAGCAGCTGTACAAAGCCGCGCTCGATGTTCTGTGGCGATGGATACTCTCCCGATCATTTCGCAGTTGTGAAGAGGCAGAAAACGCCGCCGCCCAGCTGATGAGCTTTGCGGGGTGATGGCGATGAAATTTTCCTGGTTCCACCATCACGAATGCACCACCGAACAGGCCGACGAGCTGGTGGAGAAATACCGGGCGCGCGGTGTAAAGACAGAGCGCAGCCTGAATCGCGACAACATCACCTGGACCGTCAGCGTGCAATTGCCGGAAGGCGACAACGCGCCTCGCCCGAGCCGGGTATGGCAAAGCAAGGCGTGGGGGTGAGCATGGCAAATTTACGCAAAGAGGCTCGTGGTCGTGATTGTCAGGTTCGAATTCCCGGCGTCTGCAACGGTAACCCGGAAACGTCTGTACTGGCGCACATTCGCCTGGCCGGGTTATGTGGCACCGGAATCAAACCGCCTGATCTGATTGCCACCATTGCATGCTCTGCCTGTCACGACGAGATCGACCGCCGTACACATTTTGTCGATGCTGAGTATGCTAAAGAATGCGCGCTGGAAGGTATGGCGAGAACGCAGGTTATCTGGCTGAAAGAGGGGGTAATCAAGGCGTGAATACTTACAACATCACATTGCCCTGGCCGCCGAGCAATAACCGCTACTACCGCCATAATCGCGGGCGCACGCACATCAGCGCAGAAGGGCAGGCATACCGCGATAACGTCGCCCGAATCATTAAAAACGCAATGCTGGATATCGGTCTGGCTATGCCTGTGAAAATCCGCATTGAGTGCCACATGCCGGATCGCCGTCGCCGTGACCTGGATAATCTGCAAAAGGCCGCTTTTGACGCACTCACCAAAGCAGGTTTCTGGCTGGACGATGCTCAGGTCGTTGATTATCGCGTTGTGAAGATGCCCGTTACCAAAGGTGGAAAGCTGGAACTGACAATCACCGGGCTGGAGGCCGTATGACATTTGAATCCTGTTTTTCCGATCACCTCCGCGTTCGCTGGCAGCGGCTTCGCTTATACCACTTTCCCGGCTCTGTGCTAACGGACTACCGGATACTGAAGAATTACGTGAAAACTTATGCTGGAGAAGCGCTATGAACCTTGAAAACACAGTGAAATACCACTTCGCTAAATCCACACTGATTAGCGATTCTCCGCGCGCTACCGCCTCCGATTCACTGACCGGTACCGACATAATGGCTGCCATGGGCATGACGCAGGAACGCGCCGCAATGGGTTACAGCGCCTTCCTCGGCAAGATGGGCATAAGCAATAACGACCGGGATCGGGCGATCGGTCTGCTGGCTGAGTACGCGATGACAAAATGCGACAAGGTTGCCGCACTGCGTAAGCTCGGTGCCGCGGTTAAACCTCAGGTGATGCACCAGTTGGCCACCTTCGCTTTTGAGGACTATTCCCGCAGCGCTGCCAGCGTGAAGCAGTGCGATTGTTGTGACGGTCAGGGCTTCATTGAGGCTGACGTGTTTACCAATAAATTCCGTAAGCCAGAAGGGAAAATGACCGTGTCCGGGATGGTGAAGGTCAAAGAATCCATCAAAGTGCTATGCAAAAAGTGTAATGGCTCTGGTGTGGTTAGTGCTTCTTGCAGTGATTGCCATGGGCGCGGCAAGGCAGTGAACCAGGCTCTTACTGAGAAACAGGGCGTTCCTGTTCTGGCTGACTGTAAGCGCTGCGGAGGGCGTGGGTATGAACGACTTCCGTCGACTGAAGCCTATGCTGCTGTATGCCAGATTACTGACGCCATTAGCCTGGACACCTGGAAAAAGTCTGTTAAGCCATTCTACGACCTGCTGATCACGAAATTTGATATCGAAGAGTCCTGGGCCGAAAAACAGCTTAAGCAGATAACGCGGTAACGCCTATAGCGATAGCCTATGATTTTGTCTTGGGCTATTTACTTTTCCCGAATCTGTGTTAATTTTGTCCCAACGATGGGTTAATGCCTTCGTTTCAAGCCCTGCGGATAACACCGTGGGGTTTTTTGCGTTTCTGGAGACAGCAATACCAAGGTTCGAGACATTCAGGTAAAATTGATGCATTACAGGATGTGAGGTTGGGGAATGAATAATCTACCCGATGATTACTTTTTGGATGCGGACGACGAACTCGTTGCTTTTCTGGAGAAGCAGGGCGAGGATTGTATACGCGAAATTCACCAGTCCAACGCACTAAACAAAGAAAATGGCCAGAAGTTATTGAGTATACTCATTGCTGGCGTGGGCTCGTCATTTTTGTTATTAACGCAACGTACAGGTTTTGATTACCTCACCGCTGGAATGTCTGTTTTTTTAGTCTACTGGGCAATGTGTGCGGCTTATCTTGTTCGCTGCGTCCTCGTTGTAAGGTCACGAGCTCTCGTGTCATCGACACCCTATGCGCTTTACCATGATGACTATAAAGGGTTTACTGAAGATGATTACACTGGTTTTGAGTCGAAAGGATTTTCAGGAAAGCGTTCAACATTGAACGTCTTGCGGCGCTACCGGCTTGCGGATTTAACCAGAATGGCTGAAATGAGTAAAAAAGAGAATGCCAGAATAGGCCGAGAACTAGAAAGGGTAAGGATCGCTACAATCCTCACCCCTGTTTGTGCACTTGTAATCTCAGTACTTACTTACCTTTTTTTCTGATGTTTTCAGCAGAATCGGCAACAAAGGTATAACCTGTCCTCAGATTTCTTTCGGCTGGCTGTGGAGCCGGTTTAGGCTGTGGTGCGGGTTGAGGCTTATTTTCTCCAGATGGTTTGTTTGATTCACTCATATAATTCTCCATGTTTGATAGGGTTATTTTTGGCGATTTAACGATATCAAATACAGTGATTTGCTGCTAGAGCATGCACTTATCTATAACTCGCCCCGGCACCCGCTGGGGCTTTTTTATTTCCGGCTCACGGTAATCATCCGCTACGTGCTTTGTTGATAAATCCAACCCGTGAAGCCTGAGCCTATTTCCCCTCATACCTGAGAGGACTCACAGCAATTAAGAGGGGGCTAAATGTCCGATCCAATTTCCGGTACTGGGCTGGCTGGTGGTGCCCTGACGGGTGCCAGTGTTTATGGACTGCTGACCGGAACTGATTACGGCGTTGTATTTGGCGCATTTGCAGGGGCTGTATTCTACATAGCAACAGCAGCGGATCTGAGCGCATCGCGCCGACTGGCATATTTTATCGTGTCGTATATTGCCGGGATCCTTTGCTCTGGGTTGGTTGGCTCCAAGCTGGCAAGCTTGACCGGATACAGTGATAAACCTCTGGATGCCATTGGTGCCGTAATCGTATCTGCTTTAGCCGTTAAGATCCTGACGTTCCTGAATAATCAGGATATCGGGTCGCTGGTGGCGCTCATAACGCGCCGGGGAGGTTCAGGTGGAGCTAAATGACCCGACAGCAACTATAAACGCGCTGTTATGTGCTTGTGTTGTTATTACTCTGATGTTTTATCGTCGTGGTGATTCGCGGCATCGTCCTTGGGTTTCACGTTTAGCCTGGCTGATTACTGTTACATACAGTGCTGTTCCGTTGGCCTATCTCTGTGGGATTTATCCCCATTCCTCATGGCCCATTATCGTGGCGAATACTATTTTTCTTTCCGTGCTGGTGGCCGTCAGAGGCAACGTTGCACGCCTGGTTGATCATCTGAGGCACTAATGAACCAACAATTATTTCAAAAGGCGGCTGGTATCAGCGCCGGACTGGCTGTGCGCTGGTTTCAACCAGTAGATGCAGCGATGAAAGAATTCGGCATTACAGCACCCGCGGATCAGGCCATGTTCATCGCTCAGGTAGGTCATGAGTCTGGTGGCTTTAGCGCTGTAGTTGAAAATTTGAACTACACACCATCTGCGCTGGTGGCGACGTTCGGAAAGAGGATCACACAGCAGCAGGCTGATGCCCTTGGCAGAACATCCGGACATGCAGCTCGTCAGGATGCTATTGCCAATCTGGTGTATAGCAACCGCCTGGGTAACAAAGCGCCCGGCGACGGCTGGAAATATCGCGGCAGAGGGTTAATTCAAATCACTGGCCTCGACAATTATCGCACCTGCGGGGCTGCTCTGAAGTTAGATTTGGTGACTTCACCTGAACAACTGGAACAGGAACTACAGGCTGCGCGCTCAGCTGCATGGTTCTACACCTCTAAAGGCTGCATGATCTACGGTGCCGATATTAATCGTGTTACTCGCATCATTAACGGCGGTCTGAACGGTATTGAGGATCGTAAGGTCCGATACAACAAGGCGCGGGCGGCGCTGCTGGTATGAAGATGAGTTATTGGGCGCTCATTTTAACGTTTATTGCTTGTATTGCTGGTGGTCTTGTCTGGTCAGCGAATCATTACCATGGAAAGTTTCTGGAGGAACAGCGGCGCGCTGACGATGCAGAACAGCGCGCTGATTCCTTTGAGACCATCACCGCGAATGTCCTGCGCACCGTAGCAATAACGAACATCATTCTGGAGACAAATCAATATGCCAGGCAGCAGATCGCACTGGAGTCACAGAGAACCGAGGAAGATATCAAAGTGGCTGTTGCGGATGATGATTGTGCTGTTCGTTTTGTGCCTTCTGGCGCAGTTAAGCGGCTGCACGACTACGCGAACGGTCTACGTTCCAGTTCCGGTGGTTCCGTTACCAGCCAACCTGACGGCTGAAACACCCCAGCCAGATTTACCCGATCCGTTTACGTGGGGAGCAAGCCTTAACCTGAATGTTGCGTTGTTGTCAGCGTTAGCACAGTGCAACAGGGATAAGGCTGATATCAGGACTTTCGAGAACAACAGGGCAGGACAAACCGATGGCACGATTAAACGTTGAAGTTATCCCGCCAAGCAGCGAGGCGCTGAACGGGATTTTTGCAGAGATTGAGCGTAAATATGCGCATCAACCACTGACGCCAAAAGTAATTGATGAAATGCAACGCGAAGTGGCGCGCCTTGTGCGGCGAATGATAACCACAAAGGTTACGTTCGTCCGGGACTGACATTACAGAAGCCCTTCACTGAGGGGCTTCGATAATGGAGCACTGGAATTATTCATGAACAGACCACACCCACCAGCGCATTTTACGATGCCACCTGACCCGAAGCCGTACATCAGCATTATGCCCGCTAATGACGTTGGCGAGTGGCTGAATCAGCACATCCTGAGCGATGAGGGTGACCTCTACAACCCTGACCACCAGCATTTGCTTGAAGCGGATCTGTGCTTTCTCTGGGCGTCGAACGCTTTCGAGAAGAAAGGGCGTTCCGTGCTGGGGCAGGCGGAAGAAGTGGCAATGCGTGCCGGAGGCTGGCAGAAAGCGCGGATGGAGCAGCAGATGTATGAATGGTTCGGCAGGGTGCCGCATTTCATCATCACGCTCGCCGCCGATTACTGTTCGCAATGTTCCGATCTGGAGTTCTGCGCGCTGATAGAGCACGAGCTTTATCACATCTGCCAGGCGACAGATGAATTTGGCGCGCCGAAGTTCACGCAGGAAGGGCAGCCAAAGCTGAAGCTGCGCGGTCATGACGTGGAAGAGTTTGTGGGCGTGGTTCGCCGTTACGGTGCAAGCCGGGACGTGCAGGAAATGATTGATGCGGCGAATCAGCCAGCGGAGGTTGCTCATCTCGATATTGCCAGAGCGTGCGGGACGTGCATGCTGCGACTGGCTTAAATACTGGACTGTATAAGACGAATGGTGATTTATGGCTGCATTAAAACCTGATGTGAAAGCCTTCATCATTCAGTCGCTTGCGTGCTATGACACGCCATCGCAGGTGGTCGAGGCTGTCCAAAAAGAATTTGGGATCAAGATCACCCGCCAGCAGGCTGAATCTCACGACCCCACGAAGGCCAGCGGTAAGACGCTCGCCAAAAAGTGGATCGAGATGTTCCACGCGACGCGCGAACGGTTCCTGACCGAAACCAGCGACATTCCGATCGCGAACAAATCCTATCGCCTCCGCGTGCTTGACCGCATGGCAACCAAAACCGAGGGGATGAAAAACTTCTCCCTGACGGCGCAGCTGATTGAACAGGCCGCGAAAGAGGTTGGCGACGCTTACACCAATAAGCTGAAGGTTGAGAGCACCGGCAAGGATGGCGGCCCGATCAAGACCGAGACGACCAATCTCACTGCAGATCAGGCCGCAGAGATTTACCGCAAGATGATGGGGTGATCATGCCTCTCCCGTTTGAATTCGATTTCAGAAACCCTGATTACCAGATGGTTTTTGAATGGCGGATGGAGCGCTTACAGCGCATTCGCCAGAACCCTGAAATGCTGCCAGCGCTAAAGCAGTTTTACCGCACCAACCCGGCACAGTTCATCATCGACTGGGGGATGACTACTGACCCGCGTAACATCGATTATGGCCTGCCGGTCACCATCCCTTTTCTGCTGTTTCCGAAACAGGAAGAGTGGATTCACTGGATCATGGAGCGGCGCGAACGGCTGGAGAACGGCATCACCGAAAAGAGCCGCGAAATGGGGCTCAGCTGGACGGCGATCGGGCTGGCCTGTTCGCTCTGCCTCTTCAACAAAGAAATGGTCATCGGCTTCGGCTCCCGTAAAGAGGAATACGTCGACAGCACCGGAGACCCGAAGGCGCTGTTCTGGAAGGCGCGCAAGTTCGTGGAAACGCTGCCCGTCGAGTTTCGCGGTTCGTGGGACGAGAAGAAGCACGCGCCGTACATGCGCGTTGAGTTTCCCGATACTGGCGCGGTTATCAAAGGCGAGGCTGGCGACAATATCGGACGTGGTGACCGTACCACGCTCTACCTGGTGGATGAAGCTGCATTCCTCCAGCGTCCTCTGTTGATTGATGCGGCGCTGTCGCAAACCACCCGTTGCCGTATTGACCTGAGCTCGGTTAATGGCATGGCGAACCCGTTCGCGCAGAAGCGCCACGGCGGAAAAATACCAGTATTCACGTTCCACTGGCGAGATGACCCGCGCAAGGATGAAGAGTGGTATCGCAGGGAGTGCGAGAAAATCGACAATCCGGTGGTGGTGGCGCAGGAACTTGACCTGAACTACAGCGCATCTGCGGAAGGCGTCCTGATCCCGTCCGACTGGGTACAGGCTGCCGTCGACGCGCATATCAAACTTGGTATTCAGCCAACGGGCAAGCGACTGGGCGCGATGGACGTCGCCGACGAAGGCCGGGACAAAAACGCCTTTTCGACCCGTCACGGCTTCCTCCTGGAGAACGTGCGGGAATGGTCCGGCGTGGGCAGCGACATTTACCAGTCCGTTGAGAAGGTCTTCGGCTTTTGCGAACAGGACAACCTCGAAGAATTTCGCTTCGACGAGGACGGCCTGGGCGCTGGCGTTCGCGGCGATGCACGCGCCATCAACGAACTGCGTAACGCTGCGCGCCGACCGTCAATACTCGCCACACCGTTTCGCGGTAGCGGCGCGGTGTTTGATCCGGACGACGAAGCGGTGCGCGGCGACAACGGACAGGCCGCCCGCCTGAACAAGGACTTCTTTGCTAACGCCAAGGCCCAGAGCTGGTGGCAATTACGCAAGCTTTTCCAGAACACCTATCGCGCCGTGGTTGAGGGAATGGCCTACAACCCGGACGAAATTATCTCAATCAGCAGCGCCATGGCGAGCAAAGACAAACTCATCATCGAGCTGTCGCAACCGACCTATTCCATTAACGGTGTGGGGAAAATCGTTGTTGATAAACAGCCTGACGGCACCAAGTCGCCGAACCTCGCCGACTCGGTGATGATCAGCTACGCGCCAATGAATTCAGCCCTGAACATCTGGGAGCTGCTAGGGAGACAGGCCTGATGGCACGAAACAAGCAAGCCTCTCAGCGAACGGCGCAGGCCACCGCTGATGGCTATGAAAACTTTGTCGCCCGCGTGGGGATGCAGACGCCTAACCAGCATTCAGCATCGACCTACCGGGCGAACTCCACCAGCCGCAACCGCATGCTGGTGGAATGGTCATATCGCGGATCGTGGGTTATCGGCGAAGCGGTCGACGCTATCCCGGACGATATGACCCGGAAAGGCATTCGCATCACTTCGGAGATTGACGCCAAAGACCGTGGCACCCTGGAAGCGCAGCTGGATGAGTTGCAGATCTGGGATGCGCTGAACGACGTGCTGAAATGGTCGCGTCTCTACGGCGGCGCGGTGGGCTTCATCATGATTGAGGGGCAGGCACCAATGACCCCGTTGCGGCTCGAAACCATTGGAGAAGGCAAGTTTAAGGGCATTCTCCCGCTCGACCGCTGGATGATTAACCCGGTGCTGACCCGCCGCATTAAAGATATGGGGCCGGACCTCGGCAAGCCTGAGTTTTACGACGTGGTGACCACTGCAACGGGCATCCCGGCCTGGCGCATCCATCACAGCCGCCTGATTCGCTTCGACGGGGTGACGCTGCCATTCCAGCAGAAGATGACCGAAAACGAATGGGGAATGTCGGTTGTAGAGCGTATCTGGGATCGGCTTACTGCGTTCGATAGCGCTACTGTCGGCGCGGCGCAGCTGGTCTATAAAGCGCATCTGCGTACCTATAGCGTGGAGAAGTTGCGCGAGCTTATCGCGCTTGGAGGCCCGGCGTTCGAAGCGTTGCTGAAGAACATCGACCTGATCCGCCAGTTCCAGAGCAATGAAGGTATGACGCTCATGGACTCGCGGGATAAGTTCGAAACCCACCAGTACAGCTTTAGTGGTCTGGATGACATTCTTTCGCAGTTTGCTGAGCAGATCAGCGGTGCCGTTGGTATCCCGCTGGTACGCCTGTTCGGTCAATCCCCGAAAGGCTTCTCTACTGGTGATGCAGACCTCGCCAACTATTACGACCGGGTGAGCTCATTGCAGGAGCGCCGCTTACGGCTGCCGATGCGCCGGATACTGGACATTATGCACCGCTCGGAACTCGGAAAGCCGCTGCCGGACGATTTCACGTTTGAGTTTAACCCGCTATGGCAAATGTCAGACGTTGACCGATCAACGGTGGCCGTAAACACCACCAACGCGATCAGTACCGCGCTGGGCGACGGATTGATGACGCGTAAGGCGGCGATGACCGACCTGCGCGAAAACTCTGACGTCACCGGCATCGGGGCATCCATTACCGACGAGGATATCGAGAATGCCGAAGACGAAGCGCCGCCAGGCATCGGCGAACTTGGCGACAAACCGCCAGAGCCGCCAGGCGGAGATCCGATATCGAACGAGCCTACGGCAGATAGCGCGGGCGGTCGGGGATATCGTAAATGGTCGCTACGATGGTTCAAACGATAGCGTCACCGAAATAATGGATGCGCTGGAGCGCTACAGCGAAATCATCACCCCCTGGGCGACTAAGGTTGCTGAGAGCTTCACCGCCGACATTGCGCGCCAGAATGAAAAGCAGTGGCGTCAGCACAGTCGGAACATCAGCGCAGAACTACGCAACATGGTCGACCGCGCCCCGGTAGGCCAGGTGATGAAATCCATCGTCGCCGAGCAAATTAAGTACATCAAATCTCTGCCTCTTGAGGCCGCCGATCGGGTGTATGACATTCAGAACAAGGCCATCGAGGCTGTAGTAACTGGTGGCCGCGCTGAGCCATTCGCGAAAGAGATAGCTGCTTCCGGTGACGTGTCACGCTCACGAGCGAACCTTATCTCCCGGACTGAGCTTGGGCGCGCAACCGGTGCATTGGATCAGGCGCGTGCGCTGTCAATCGGCTCGAATGGTTATATCTGGCGTACAGCCGAAGATGGCGACGTCCGGCATTCTCATCGAGAGATGGAAGGGAAGTTTGTCGAATGGGGCCGACCTCCAACGCTTGACGGCATGACCGGTCACGCTGGCGAGCTCCCGAACTGCCGCTGTTACAAAGAAATCGTCTTCCCCAACCCTCATTCTTATCTCGCCTGAATCGCAGGTAAACCATGAAATATTTTTTCAATACCCGGCTGGGGGAAACCCGTTATCAGCTGGCTGACGGCTCGCTGCTGTGCAAAGACGTGCCGATAGGTCGAACGGGTAAGCAGCTTTACGGCGCTGCCGATCTGCCAAACCTCAAACCCGACAAGCTCGGCGAGATAGTCGTAACGCGCTCTCCTGATCAGGTATTCCATCCGGCCACGCTCGCCTCATTCGAAGGGATGAGCATCACGATCCTGCATCCTGAAGATGAAAACGGGAATGTGCGGCTGGTCAACCCCGAGAACTGGAAAGAGCTTGCGGTCGGGCATCTTCAGAACGTTCGGCGCGGGACTGGTGATCAGTCTGATTTGATGCTGGCTGACCTTATCGTCAAAGACGAAAGCGCCATTCAGCTGATCGAAGATGGTCTGCGCGAAGTGTCGTGCGGCTATGACGCTGAGTACGAGCAGACCGAACCCGGAAAAGCCGAGCAGGTCGATATTACCGGAAACCATGTGGCTCTTGTCCCTAAAGGCAGAGCCGGAAATCGTTGTGCAATTGGAGACAGAGACACAATGGCAAATCAAAAGAAAAGCTGGTGGACCCGCATGCGCACGGCCATCAAAACGGGTGATGCTGACACCATGAACGAACTGCTGGACTCTGCGCCAGCGGCGGTAACGGGCGATGAAGGGGATCTGCCGAGCGGCGTTAACCTCAACATTAATCTTTCACCGCAACAACCATTGCCGGACAAAAAGCCGGAAATGGGCGGAGAGCCAACCGGCGACGGCGAGGACGATATCAAAACCTTGCTCAAAGCCCTGCTGGCTAAGCTGGAAGGTACTGCAACGGGCGATAACGACGATAAGCCTGACGGCAAAGATAACAAAGACCCTACCGGCGACGGTGAGGACGACGAAGAGGAAACCACGATTACCGGTGACGCTGCTTATCGTGCCGAAGTTATCGTTCCGGGTATCGATCTGAGCCGTAAGGTGAAACCGACCGCGTTCAAACGTGATGTGCTGTCCGCCGCTGACAAAACACTGGTTCGCCAGGTTGTCGGTGATGCAGATATCCGCAAATTGCCCAAGCAATCGGTCGATATGGCGTTTAACGCCGTGTCTGAGATTGCCAAAGGGCGAAACACCCGCAGCACCACGGGCGATGCACAACGTCCAAATATGGGCATGACCAGCATCGCTTCCCTGAACAAACAAAACGCCGACTTCTGGTCTAACCGCAAAGGATAATCCAATGACTGCATATCTGTACCGGATGCCTGTTGGCATTGCCGGGGCTATCTCTCGCCCGCAGGACTTAACCGTCGAACCGGTGATCCTTAAATCCGCTAACGCCTTCGCTGCCTATGGTCTGGCTGGCAAATATGACGCTGACGGCTTTTTCGTGCCGCTGGCGGACGGTGACACCGCCGACAAGGTGAAGGGGATCTACGTTCGTCCGTATCCGACCACATCGCAGCCAGACATGGTTCGCCAGGTGGGGACGGATAAGAACTTCCCGGGTGACGCCATGAAGCGTGGCTACATGACCGTTAATCTCGGTTCTGATTTTGATGCCAGCACCATCAAAAAAGGCGACCCGGTATACGTTGTCGTCTCCACTGATGAATCCATCAAAGTGCCGCTGGGCGGCTTCATGTCCACGTCCGTCAGTGGCAAAAACGTGGCGCTGACCAACGCCGAATTCACAGGGGCCGGTGACGCTAACGGCAATGCAGAAATCTCCTGGAAGATTTAAGGAACAGACGAATGATTACTTTTGATCAGGCAACCGTTGATAGCTCTGGTGCCTTTCTCATCGGGGAGCTGGAGCGACTCGACCAGACGTTGAACCTGCCGCTGGTGGGTTACACCTGGACCCGCGATATTCAGCTGCGTGAAGACGTTTCTATCGCAGATGACATTTCCAGCTGGACTAACACCAGTTTTGGCGCTGCGGGTACTGGCGCAAATCCGAACGGTAAAAACTGGGTAGGCAAAGACTCCACTGCTATTGCTGGCGTGAATGTTGATATCGGCAAAGACGGCAATCCGCTGAACCTCTGGGGCATGGAACTGGGCTGGACCGTTGTAGAGCTGGCAGCAGCTCAGCAGGTAGGTCGCCCGATTGATACCCAGAAGTACGACGGGATGCAGCTCAAATGGCAGATGGACAACGACGAGCAGGTTTACATTGGCGATGATGCGCTCGGCCTGAAAGGGCTGGCAAACCTTGTCGGTGTGACGCTGAACAATGCGCCGAAGACCTGGGCGAACTCCACCAACGACGAGATTCTCGATAGCGTGAACAGCATTCTGTCGAATGCCTGGGCAGCATCCGGTTATTCCGTCGTGCCTTCTGATCTGCGCATTCCGCCAGAGCAGTATTCACTGCTGGCGAGCCGTAAGGTTTCCGAAGCGGGTAACCAGTCACTGCTGACCTATCTGGCCGTGAACACTATCGCTTTCCACCAGAACGGCGTTCCGCTGGAAATCAAAGCGGTCAAATGGCTGAAAGGGCGCGGAGTTGGCGGTAAAGACCGTATGGTCGCCTACACCAACGACAAGAAATACGTGCGCTATCCGCTGGTGCCGTTGCAAAGCGTTCCTGTCCAGTATCGCGGTCTGTACCAGATTGCGACCTATTACGGCAAGCTCGGTGCGGTTGAGCCAGTGTACAAAGAAACCCTGTCCTACGTGGACGGTATCTGATAACCAGAACGGCCCCGAAAGGGGCCAGAAGGAAACTGAAAATGGCGAAAGAAAAGCTGGTTACCATCCATGTTCACACCCCGTTTACGCTGACGCTCGGCGATCAGTCAAAACAGGAGTTTGGCCGGGGGCGGCATAACGTACCGGAAGAGGTCGCGTCTCACTGGTTCACCCAGGCGCACTCTGAGCTTTCCGAAAGCGTGATTAGCGACACCGATGATCTGCAACCCATTATCGACAGCCTGCAAGCGCAGATTGCCGACAAAGATAAGCAGATTGTCGATAAAGATCAGCTGATTGCCGATCTGAAAGAAGCGCTGCTCAAGCTGCAAGAGCAGAAAGACAGCCTGCAAGCGCAGATTGCTGCCGCCCAGACTGGCGGTAATGGGGCGAAAGATGCCAAAGAATCAAAGCCTGCCAACAGTAAGTGATTTTCGGCGCGACTTTCCACAGTTTGCTGACCCTGCCAAATATCCCGAAGCACAAATCCAGTTTCGTCTGAATCTGGCTGATGTGCTGCTGAGCGAAAACGTCACCGGCAAAGAGTTGTTTCTGTACTTTGTCGAGTTGTTCGTGGCTCACTACATGACGCTCTGGGCGGCAGATAGCCGGGCAATGCTCGTCGGCGGCCCGGGTGGCTCAACCAATGGTGTTCAGTCCTCCAAGTCCGTTGACAAGGTAAGCGTCAGCTATGACACCAGCGCGACGCTAAACCCTGACGCAGGCTTCTGGAATAACACCCGATATGGCGCTGAATTTTATCAGCTGATCACGATGTTCGGTGCGGGCGGTCGCCAGCTATGAGCTTCAAAAGCGGTGTAACAACGAGGGTGGATAACGCTCAGGCCATTCTGGATGCGCTCAAATCCATCAGTAAAAAAGAAGTGCTGGTGGGTATCCCGGAAGCAGACAGCGAGCGGGATGATGTTCCGTTTGGTAATGCCGGGATCGGTTACGTCAACGAATACGGCTCACCAGCGCAAAACATACCCCCACGCCCGCACCTGATCCCCGGCGTTAAATCCGTAGAGGAACAGACGGTGCCGCAACTCAAAGCAGCGGCGCAGGCTGCGCTTGATGGAAATGCGGCGGGTGCGGAAAGAGCGCTTAACCGCGCCGGAACGCTGGCCGCGAATGGCGTCAGGCGTTACATGACCATTACCGGCTTTACACCGCTTGCTGATAGCACCGTTGAAGCCCGCGCGCGTCGAGGGCGCAAAGGGGCGAAAGCTGAGTTAGCACGCAGATCGGCAGACGGAAAGCTTAATGCTATCAACCCAGATTCTGGTCAATTGATAAGCAATGAGAATGTAAGGCCGTTGATTGATACCGGACAGTACCGCAGAGCCATTACCCATATTGTGAGGGATAAAGATGCCGAATCTTGATGTGACGGACGTACTTTTTGACCCCGATTTTTGCGACTTCAACCTGTGGGTAACGCGTCGCGCGCAAACGGTGGACGAGGACGGGATCGGCAGCGACAGCGAAGTTAAAACGCAGTTTGCCGGAGTTGTTACCGTTGACCGCTCTCTCGAAAACCGACGTATGCAGTCCGGCCAGGTTATCAGTGGCGCGATTCTCATCGTGACAACTGAGCGGCTGACGCAGGGGCAGACTGGCCGTGACGCCGATATCGTGACGTACCAGAACCGTGATTATCGTGTGACATTCGTTGACCCGTACACGGCTTACGGTGCTGGCTTCGTCCAGGCACATTGCGAATTACTGCCGTTTGATGGGGGAACTCCCGTTGAGCAATAACACCAGCACAGAGCGCGGCTGGCTGACACCCACCAGCGGCGATCCGGATTATGACGAAGCGCTAGACAGGCTGTTAAGCCAGTGGATGCGCAATGTTTCCGGCTTGCCGTCTGGAATGGTTCGTCCGCGCTGGCAGAAAAATCAGCCGCCACTGCCACCCGTTGAAACGAACTGGTGCGCGTTTGGCGTTACCGGGTTGCTCATTGATAACAACCCTGCATTCACCAATCAGACCGACGAGGGCGCTCAGCTCTGGCGGCATGAAACGTTCGAGTGCATGGCGTCGTTCTATGGCCCGGCTGGTATGTCTTATGCGTCCCGTTTTCGCGATGGCATATCTGTCCCGCAAAACAATGCTGAGCTGAACGCGCTTGGTTTGTCTCTGGGCGACTATACCGGTCTGACCCCTTTCCCCGAACTTATCAACCAGCAATGGGTTCGCCGCTACGACATGACGGTGCGCCTGCGCCGGAAGGTTGTGCGCGAGTACGGTATTAAATCGCTGGTGGAAGCGCCAGTCACCTTTTTTGGAGAATAAACTATGACGCAGGGCTTACCTGTATCCAACGTTGTAAACGTTGATGTGATCATCTCGCCGAAAGCGGCTACTGGTCGTAACTTCGGCGCGCTGCTGATCCTCGGTTCTTCCACTGTCATTCCAGTGCAGGAACGCGTTCGCCTTTATGCGTCCGTTGAGGACATTGGCGAGGACTTCGGAGTCGACAGCCCGGAATATGAAGCGGCGCAGGTTTTCTTCAGCCAGTCGCCGAAGCCGACGCAGGTTTATGTTGGCCGCTGGGCGAAGACGCTGACCTCTTCCGAAGGTGGAAGCGTGGAAACCATTGTGCAAGCTGTTAATGCCTGCCTGCAATATACCAACTGGTATGGGCTGGTTGTCGCTGATGATGTTGCTGATGGCGGTGATGTGCTTGATGCTGACGACGTGATTGAGGTTGCTAAACTCATCGAAGCGTCCAGTCTGAGCCGCATTTTCGGGGTAACATCTGCCGACGCCGAGATTATCAGCACGACTTCGACGACCGATGTTGCGTCGAAATTAAAGGCTGGCAAGTATTCCCGTACCTTTATTCAATATTCCACCAGCAGCCCTTATGCGGCGGTTTCAGCTTTCGGTCGCGCGTTTACTGTCAATTTCAACGGCAGCAATACTACCATTACCCTGAAATTCAAACAGGAACCGAGCGTAACCTACGAAACACTGACGGTAGGCCAGGCTGCGGCTGTGGATGCGAAGAATGCGAACGTGTTCGTGTACTACGCCAACGACACGGCGATCCTGCAACAGGGCGTCATGGCGAACGGTGACTTCTTCGACGAGCGCCACGGGCTCGACTGGTTGCAGAACTACGTTCAGACCAACCTCTATAACCTGCTTTACACCAGCACCACCAAAATTCCGCAGACTGATGCCGGTGTTACCCGTCTGCTTTCCAACGTTGAACAGTCCATGGATCAGTCCGTCACGAACGGTCTGGTAGCTGCTGGCGTGTGGAATGGTGGCCCTATCGGACAGCTGAATTCCGGCGATACGCTGACCAAAGGCTATTACGTGTATGCGCAACCGCTGTCCGAACAGGCGCAGGCCGACCGCGAAGCGCGCAAAGCACCGTTAATCCAGGTGGCCTGTAAGCTGGCTGGCGCAGTTCATTATGCCGATGTGCAGATCAACGTGGTTCGCTAAGGAGCGATAAATGGCAACTTATTCTTTTCTCGATGTAACCGCGTCGCTCACCGGGCCGACCGGCGTTATCGATCTTGGTCAGGGTTCTGCGAACTCTGAGGAAGGTATCACCCAGACCATGGGCGGCAACAAAAACACCATGACCATCGGTGCCGATGGCGAGGTGATGCACAGCCTGCACGCCGATAAGTCAGGCACCATTACGGTGACGCTACTCAAAACCTCTCCGGTGAATAAAAAGCTGTCTCTGGCGTATAACGCGCAAAGCCAGTCCTCTGCCACCTGGGGCAATAACGTGATCGTCATTCGCAACACGGCATCGGGTGATATTTCTACTGCACGTTCGTGTGCATTCCAGAAACAGCCTGATTTCAATAACGCTAAAGAGGGCGGAACCGTCGCATGGGTATTCGACTGCGGCAAGATTGACCAGCTTCTCGGGGAGTTTTAACGCATGGAATTCGAAATTAAAGGCGTGAAATATCGCACCGCAAAGCTCAGCGTTTTCGAACAGCTGAAGGTGTCCCGCAAGCTGTTGCCGGTTCTGGCCGGGATGGTTTCTGACTTCCGGAGCGTTCAGGAGAAGATCAGCAGCAAAGACACCGAAGGCGCGATGGCTACCATCCTGCCAAAGATTGCCAATGCTGTGTCCGATCTGAGTGATGGCGACGTGGACGCTATCCTGTTCCCCTGTCTTTCCGTTGTTTCACGCGAGCACATGAAAGGCTGGGTGCCGGTCTGCCAGCATGGCGAAATGGCGTTTGACGATATCGACCTGCTGACCATGCTGCAACTGGTGGCGCGGGTGGTCGCCGACTCTCTGGGAAATTTTTTGCAAGGACTCCCTACCAGCGAGACGCCCACCCCGCCAGCGGAATAACCTTCAATAGCCTGCCGGGCGGTGAAGATTTTATTCTTCGTCCGGCGCTTGCCTTCCATATTGACCAGAAAGACCTTAACAGCGGTGCGGTAGATCTTTGCCGCATCGCGCTTCTCAATGACTACCTCGACATGCGCGAGGATAACGACGCCCGGGTAGATAAATGGAGAGCGGCCAATGAGCGGTAACGCAGATACGATTAAAGATTTCCTTGTTTCGCTGGGATTCGATATCGATCAGGCTGGCGCTAATAAGTTTGAAGCCGTGCTGAAAGGTGTTACCGCGAACGTTCTGAAGGTCGGCGCGGTGGTGGAAGGCGCAGCGCTGAGCATTGTCGGATTTACCACCCAGATCGCGAATGGTCTGGATAAAATTTACTGGGCATCCCAGCGGACGGGGGCCAGCGTCCAGGGCATCAAAGCGCTGGGCTATGCCGCATCGCAAACCGGTGCCAGCGCGGAGTCGGCTATGTCCTCCCTCGAAGGGCTGGCGGGGTTCATGCGTAGCAATCCGGGGGCGGAAGGCTTCCTGAACCGCCTGGGTGTCCAGACCCGTGATGCCAGCGGAAAGATGCGTGATACTGCGGCCATCTTTACTGGCGTTGGGCAAAAGCTCAACAACATGCCGTATTACCGCGCGAAGCAATACGCGCAGATGCTTGGCATCGATGAAAACACGCTGATGGCGATGCGGCGCGGCATGAATGGCTTTACCGCCGATTACCAGTCGATGCTGCAAAAGACAGGGTTCAACGCTGATAAAGCGGCTGTTCAGTCCAACAAATTCATGACGTCCATGCGCGGGCTTACGTCGCTGTTCGGCATCATGCGGGACAAGATCGGCTCAAACCTCGCTGGTGGCCTGGCTGGTTCGCTGGACAGCCTGCGGCGGCGCATCCTCGACAATTTCCCGAAGATTGAAGAGACGCTTACCAGAGTTATTAACGGCGTGATCTGGCTTGCGAACGCATTCACGAGAATGGCGTGGCGGCTGATACAGGGCGCTGGCTCTGTCATCGACTGGTGGAAGCGTCTTGACGATGGCAGTAAAAATCTGCTGAAAATATTCGGTGCTCTACTTGTCGCATGGCGTCTGCTTAATTCTGCGTTCCTGAAATCCCCGATTGGAATTATCACCACGCTGATTCTGGCGATCGGATTACTCTATGACGATTACCAGACGTGGAAAGAGGGCGGAAAAAGCCTGATTGACTGGAGCAAGTGGGAACCAGCAATAGAAAAGGCGAAAAAGGCAATTATCTGGCTGCGAGATAAGCTGTTGGAGCTAAAAGATTCTGTCGGTGGGTGGCAGAACTCACTGGAAATTTTGGCTACCTTCATTGCAGGGGTATGGTTAAGCAAAATAACCTCTGCATTTGCTAAGTTAGCCGGAATACCTATGCCGCCATGGCTGAAGCTGTGGGCTATTTATGCCGGGTATCTGGTGGACGACAGGCATAATATTAAAGAAAGCGCTAAATCATCATGGGACTACACCAAAGGAAACATCGGAGATGCGCTCCGCTGGATGGGGTTTAATACCGATTTTGGCCGCAATCCCAATACCGTGTATGGCGCGAATATTCAGTCAGATATTCCAGGCGCTGAACCGGAGCAATACGCCCAGTCAGTGAAGCGCCCACAAGCCACAGCCCAGGGTAAGGTATTGCTCGACTGGATGGGGCCAATGTTCAATAAACTGGAGTCGCTTTATCAGCTGCCAGCTGGCCTGTTGAAAAGCGTGGCGATCACCGAGTCGGGTGGTAACCAGTTCGCCATATCCGGCGCAGGCGCGAAAGGACTGTTTCAGTTTATGGATGGCACGGCGCGCGACATGGGCCTGCGTGGGAATGATGTATTCGACCCGGAAAAGTCAGCTCAGGCAGCCGCTAAGTACCTCAGCCAGCTGTTGCGGCAGAACGGCGGAGACCTTAGCAAAGCACTGGCATCATATAACTGGGGGATCGGGAATGTTAAGCGTTATGGAATGGGGCTAATGCCGCAGGAAACGCGCAACTACATTCCGAAAGTAATGAGCAATATGCCCACCAGCGCCCCGGTGATTCAGCAGGAAACGAATATTAACATCCACGGCGTTTCCGATCCTCGCGAAGCTGCCCGTTTGACTGTTGACCGTCAAAAGGGCGTGAATTCACAGTTAACCCAGCAACTCCCCGCAGGACCGAGATAATGGATATTTTATCAGCGATTTTTCGCCAGCAATCCCGGCGAATTGGCCTGCTGATCCCCAGCGTGGTCGTCTCCGAAAAGCATTCTGATGCGCTCGAAATTACTGAGCACCCGGTGGAGAAGCCAACAACGAATAGCGCTTCGGGCTTCATCGCCGATCATGCGTATAAGCGCCCCAGCGAAGTCACAATGGAATGCGGCTTCGCTGGTGGCGGTTCGTTGCTGGACTTCATTGATACATCGTCAATCGGCCTCAGCGCCGGACTTAGCCCGAAAGAGACCTATCAGCAACTACTGGATCTCCAGTCCTCTCGGGTGCCGTTCGATGTAGTGACCGGAAAGCGGGTTTACAGCAATATGCTGGTGCGAGCCATCGAGGTGACAACGGATAAAACCAGCGAGAACGTGCTGAACTGCACGCTTACCCTGCGTGAAGTGATCATGTCGCAGACGCAGAGCGTTAGCGTTGCAGATAAATCAGATATGCAGGATGGCGTCAGCACATCGGCGGTGCAGAATTCCGGGATGAAATCCACTACACCGCCAAACGAATCCTTGCTGAGCCAGCTGGGCGGAAGCGTTACATCAGCATTCGGGGGATGATATGCAGTTTAACGAAATACCGCTTTCTCCTGACAATCAGCAGTTCCGCGTTTTGCTGGGCAATACCACGTATACACTCAGGATCATCTGGCGTGATGCGGCTGGCTGGATTATGGACGTGATGGATAGCGGCGGTGCCGCGCTTCTCTCTGGCGTACCTATACTGACCGGCGTAAACCTTTTACGACAATATCCACAGCTTGGCATTGATGGCGCGCTGGTGGTGGCGACCGATAAGGGCGCACCAGACGAGCCCACCAAAACCAACCTCGGCACATACAGCCACCTCATTTTCGTACAGGAGTAGAAATGTCTCTTAACTGGATGCGCCATTTTGAGCTGCAACTGTTGGACCAGAACGGGCAGGGCGTTTCCCTGTCTGATTTTAAGGTCACGTTCCAGATCGAGTGGGCAGATACACGCTGGCCGCGAGTGGCGAACGTGAAAATTTACAACCTTTCGACCGATACCACGAACAAGATACTGGGGCAGGAGTTTGCAAAAATTCGCATCATTGCCGGGTATGACGGTATTGCGCCGGATGTTGATGCGAGCCAGGTTGGTGTCGCCCGGGAGATTTCACCAGACCAGGTAGGGCAGGTGAACGGTCAGAACTACGGCCTGATATTTGACGGTGATATTCGCTTCACCGTCACCGGGAAGGACAACATCACCGATTCCTGGGTGCTGATTCAGGCCATCAGTAACCACGAAGCGTTCCTCTACGCGACTACCATCACCACGCTTGCCGCTGGTTATACCGTTGCGGACCTGCACCGGGCGACTATGCAGGATTTCAACGCGTTCGGCGTGACGCAGGGCATTACCGGTGACTTTCCTGATACCGTGTTTCCTCGTGGCCGTGCGATTTATTCATCCACCCGTAACGTGATGGATAATATTGCTGCGCAGTGCAAAGCGACATGGCAGCTGGTGGATGGTCAGGTCCAGATGGTGCCGGAGGATAAATATATTCACGAAGCCATTGTGTTGAATGCCGATACTGGCCTGATCGGTATGCCGCAACAAACGATGGGCGGCGGAGTAAACGTGCGGTGCCTGATAAACCCAAACATCCGTATTAATGGTCTTATCCAGCTCGATCAGGCTTCGGTGTACCGCGCCGCGCTCGGCAATAGCGAAATCGCACAGTCGCCCGGGCGTATCACCGAAACAGAAGAGAACGGCAACCGTGTGCTGACCGGCACGACGTCACAGGCTGCCAGCATTGCGACGGATGGCGTTTATATCGTCAAAGCTATCGACTATACTGGCGACACCAGAGGTCAGGCGTGGTACATGGATTTGATGTGTTTTGCGCGTGGGGCTCGTGACCTGATTAGCCAGTCGACTATAGCTCGCTCAGGAGGAAATTAAGTGGGTACAAATAAGAACGGAATTCGATATAGCGCACTTTTTCTTTCCGGGTTGCTCTTATCCGGGGGCGCGAGTGCAGGCTTTAATTCCGCGCAGAACGCTGAGTACAAAAGACGTCCAGGATGGCAGCCGATAGTAATTTTATCGACAGATGATTGTCAGACATGGAAATCTAAAGGGAAGTCACTAATTGACTGGAGTGGCGAGATCTGTGGTCCTGACGGGTTGATTAAGGCAATCAATAAAAAGCCGGAGAATATACCAGCTTTTTATGCTGCATATCATGAGTACGGCACAGGTGGAGTTAGGGCTATCGATGTAAGAGATAATTCTCAGCTAAATTATCTCAATTTTGTAAATGATTTAGCTAAGAAACTTTCTTCTTCGGCTGTTGTATTAAAGATTTATGATGATTATATCATTGATAGAAAACCCATGGGGCTTGCAGAGGTTTCACGAGAAAATTTTGTAAAACAGCTAAATGAGTTATCGCTGAAGCAACCTGCCATCTATCAAAAAATGAACGACGTAGCCAAGGCTGATTACGAGAAAAGTAGTAATGTTCACAGTAACGAAAAGCTTGGCGTGAATTACAAAACAGTCTGTGGTCCTTATACGATTGATCTGTCTTCTGCTGATGGTTGGGCCAGAATTAATGGCGCAAAACCAGAGACGCAAAAAATTAGCCCAATCGGCTCTGGTGGTAGCACCAAAGGGGAACCGGATAACATCAAGATGGAGTGGATGGCTGCCACTAATCAACCCGGCCGCTGGGTTGGGCTTGAGTACATCAAGCGCAACGGAAAAGCTATTCTCAATGCCCAGTGGCTGCAAGCCAGCATGAATGCGCCGCGTCAGTATGCAACATACGACTGCCGAAAAGTAAAATAGCCCGCCAGATAGGCGGGCATGCGTCAAAAATATTGAGCTTTAATTATAATAAACACAATAATTACGAACAGGATGTTTCTAATTATTTTTTGCTTATGAGTAAGTTGTTTTTTTTCTGTCGATTTCCCGGGAGAGTAAAGGTTAGTGGTATGCGACAGCCCCGTGCCGGGAAGGCCATTTGTCATCTTTACGCCTTTTTTCCCGATGTTAATGGTGGAACCTTTACCACCAATTGAAGTGCTTACTCCGCTTTTACTAATGTTGATCGCGAGTCCGGGCGCAATCCGGATTCTTTTACGAAATCTAAATCCCATTTGTTACTCCTGTAGTCAATAATGCGATGGTGCAGGTCCACTCTATGGCGGCTTCATGGCTGAAATTGATTTTCAATGCTTACTTGTTGCAAACATATCCTAATACACCTTGTGAATGTGTGCCATTGCAGCGGAAAAGCCTTACTTCACACTGATGTAGCTTAGTTACTAAGAGATAATTGATACCAAACCAGCTTCGGCTGGTTTTTTTATGGGGGTTTTATGCCAATCACAACTCAATCACAGATCGGCGGTGAGCAGCAGACCGCGCAGGCCATTGCCGATTCGGTGTCTACCCAGATGCGCGTAGCGATGCCCGGCATCATTCAGTCGTTCGATCCTGACACTGTTACCTGCACAGTAGAGGTAGCGCTTCGCGGTATTGTTGGCGATGGCTCCACCGAATTAAAACCGCTGGTGGATGTGCCGGTTATCTTCCCGCGCGGCGGCGGTTGCACGCTGACCTTTCCGGTAAAAGAAGGCGACGAGTGCCTGCTGATCTTTGCCGACCGTTGCATCGATTTCTGGTGGCAGAGCGGCGGCGTTCAGGAGACCGTCGATCCGCGACAGCATGACTTATCTGATGCGTTCGCCATCGTTGGCCCGCAGTCGCAAGCACAGAAAATCAGCGGTATCAGTACCAGCGCCGCGCAGCTGCGAACCGATGATGGTGCGGCGTTCGTAGAGGTTGCCGCAGGACATAACATCACCGTTCAAACACCGGGCCAGCTCACGGCTACGGCTGAAGGTGGAACGACAATCACATCCCCGACTATCACGCTGAACGGCAACGTAACGATTAATGGCAATCTGTCTCAGGGAATGGGCGAAAGTGGCGGTACTGCGACGATGCTTGGGCCGGTGACGGTGACTAACGATGTGAAGGCTGGAGGTAAGAGCCTCATCCAGCATACCCATGGCGGTGTGCAGAATGGCAGCGGGAATACTACCGCGCCTAATTAAAAACTACCAAACAGACAAAAGCCCCGGGTGCGCTAACACTTCGGGGCTTTTTACTTTCTGCACCTTGAGGATAGCAAGGGAGAATATGTGATTAATTTTAGCAAACTGATACGGGAGTTGCGAGTCATGGGCGAAAAACTACCCAACTGGAAATTCTTCCTCATCTGGGCCGTGTTCTTTTTATTCGGTCTGTCAAGCGTTATTAGCGCTATACGCTGGTGGTGATTTATGCGATACAGACGTGAAGACGCCGACGGTGATTACACTTTCGGGCAGGGTGACGATACTTTCCTTATCGACAGTCCGGAATGTGTCGCCCAGGCAGTAAAAACCCGCTTCGAGCTGTGGCGCGGTCAGTGGTTTCTCGATCTGACGGAAGGCACGCCGTATGTTCAGTCGGTGCTTGGTAAACAGCGATCTGACGTCTACATCCTGGCTATACGTGAACGCATACAGGACACACCGGGCGTTCTGTCGATTCTTTCCTTCGATACCAATTATGACGGCACCAGCCGTCGCGTCACCTTCACTTCCTCCATTGACACAATCTACGGCCAGACGACTGTAACAAGCGAGGCATAAATGGCTTTGAACCTCGACACGCTGGGGCTATCGGCAACGGTAACCGCCCAGGGGATTAGTGCGCCTGATTACCAGACAATCCTAGATACACTGACCAGCTATTTCAGGCAGATTTACGGTAGTGATGCCTACCTCGAACCAGACAGCAAAGACGGGCAGATGGTCGCGCTGGTGGCTCTTGCCGTGCATGACGCTAACAACACCGCTATCGGGATCTACAACTCTTTTTCACCGACGACAGCGCAGGCCGCAGCGCTTAGCAGCAATGTGAAAATTAACGGGATCACGCGAAAAGTAGCGACAAACTCTACTGCTGACCTTCTGTTAACCGGTACGGCAGGCACGACTATCACGAATGGCTCCGCACGGGATAAAAACGGCATTATCTGGAATTTTCCCGCAAGTGTAGCGATCGGCGTTGATGGTACTGTGCTGGTGACGGCCACATGTGCGAATAGCGGTTCGGTTGCGGCGCTGGCCGGGACTATTACCACTATCAACACCCCGACCCGAGGTTGGGTGTCGGTAACCAATCCAGTTGCGGCTACTGTCGGTTCACCAGCCGAAACCGACGCAGAGCTGCGCATTCGGCAGGGGCAAAGCGTCGCGCTACCATCGATCACACCGTTTGAAGGTGTCGACGGTGCTATCGCTAATGTTGCTGGCGTGACACGTCACAAACTATATGAGAACGACACTGGGGCAACCGACAGCAACGGGCTGCCGCCACACTCTATTTCCGCCATCGTCGATGGAGGGGATGTTACCGAGATAGCCCAAACAATCCGGGGGAGTAAAGGGCAGGGAACCGCAACTTACGGTAAAACTTCTGTCACGGTGCCGGATACTTACGGTAATCCACACGTCATCAGTTTTTCGCGCTCTACCGATGTGCCAATTTTCGTAGCCATTACCCTGAAAGTTTTTACCGGCTATACCTCTCAAATCGGCGAGCAGATTAAACAGGCTGTTGCCGATTATATAAATGGCCTAACAATTGGCGACGACGTTCTGCTGAGCCGTATTTATTCCCCGGCAAACCTCGGCGTTGTGAGCGGCGGGAATGCCCGCTATTACGATATTACCGACCTGCTGATCGGTAAGTCGTCTGGCAGCGTATCGGCATCAAACATTGATATTGCCTATGATGCTTCTGCGTCCTGTAGCACCGCGAATATCAGTATCACGGTGACCTCATGAGCAAATACACCGAACTGATCACTAACTACCACGCTACCAAGCCACTCTTTTTTGACCATATAGATCTGAGCACCCGCCCGCTGATTGATGTGTCCAGCACTATGTCAGGGCTTATAACAGCCTTCGATATTGATACTGCTGTCGGTGTACAGCTCGACATCCTCGGTCTGTGGATCGGACGCAGTCGCATAGTCAGCCAGCCAATTAGCGGAGTTTATTTCAGCTGGGACACTGACGGGCTTGGGTATGACCAGGGCATCTGGCAAGGGCCATATGATCCTGATTCTGGCTATACGACGCTAAGCGATGAGACGTACCGCATCATTCTGAAAGCGAAAATCGCTATCAACAACTGGGACGGTCGGAACGACTCTCTGCCTCCCATCCTTGACGCTGCGACTGAAGGCTCAGGCCTGAGGATGCAAATTGTCGACAACCAGGACATGACGATATCGGTTTGGGTATTCCCCGAGACTGATATTTCTGATGTGTCTCTTGAACTGATTGCCGCTATCAAACAGGGCTATCTCACCGTTAAAGCAGCTGGCGTATGGGCCGGTGATGTTGAAACGCCTTCGGTAGAAGCACCATCCGAGGGCTCTAAATTCTTTGGGTTTGATATGGATAACGAATACATCGGCGGGTTCGATGTTGGAGCATGGGGGACAATACTCTAATGGCAATAAACAACTTTAAACCTTTCGCGCTTGATCCGAACGCTAACGTCACCTCACAAGCTGACTGGGAAGCACTTCCGGCTCTGCTTTCAGGGTTTACGGCAGGTAAAGCATCCAGCGCACAGGTCAACAAAGCTATTCGGCAAGCCAGCTTTATCGCGGCAGCGTTGGCGCAGTACACCGCCAACAAAAGCAGGCTGGATGTGCTTGATGATGGAGACCTGAACGGGTTTATATCCAAAATGGGGACCGCTTTCGGGAAAGATTTCCAGGCGCTTGATGCCACGCTGTCGGCATTAGCTGGGCTCGCAACAGGTGCAAATAAACTCCCATATTTCACTGGAAATGATACAGCAGCGCAGACTGATTTAACTTCTGTTGGCCGTGACATTATTGGGAAAAATACTATTGCTGACATTCTCACATACCTTGGTATTAAAGACGCATCAACAACACAGGTGGGTTTAGTCCGGTTAACGTCATCGCGGGTATCGGGTGCAGAGGATATTGCAGCCACAGCTAATGCTGTCGCGCAAAACTATACGGACATAAAATCTTTGCAAAACAAAACTCAGGATTCAACTACGACACAGAAAGGAATTGTTCAACTTACATCATCAAGGGTATCCGAATCTGAAACGCTTGCTGCAACAGCAAAAGCGGCAGCGATGAATTATGCGGATATTGTAGCTCTGCAAGGCAAGACCAATGATGCGACCCCAACAAACAAGGGAATTATCCGCGTATCTGATTCCAGAACATCAACAGAATCAGGTGTTGCTGCATCATCACTTGCTGCATCACAAAACTACTCAGATATGAAAGGGTTGTTTGGTCAATGCGGAATGAAATCTAGAAATCTCGGTGTCGTATACACCAACAGCCAGTCTTTCGCCATATTTGTAAGCGTCAATGCGGTGCTGTCTGACGGTAGTTCATTTCTGAGCGCCAACGTTAATGTGAATGGTAATTCGGCTAATTTTCGCGGCTCTCAGACAACAAATCTTGCAGG